CAGTCCTAAACCCTTATGTTTTCGGCGTGTTTGGCGTTACTGGGATTTTGACCGTACCGATTCCGTACCACTTTCTTTCTGGTCCAGCTTCTTCAACTCAGTCCAATCGCTCGGCGAGCTGATCCACTTTGCGTATGTGGATAGCAGAACCTGTACGCTGTGCCCGAGCTGCGAGGCGATGAATGCCGGGTTCATGCCAGACATCAGGCACATGGTTGCGTACGTGTGACGGGTGTCGTACATCCTGCGCTGTCTAATCCCAAGCTTGCGCAATGCACTCAGCCAGTAACGTTTTGGCCCTGTCTCGGAGCGTATAAACAGCTCTGATTTGATCCCGCTGCCTTCAGGCGCAAACACATAATCAGAGCGCGCTGCCGTCAGCGGCCTAGCAGTATCGAGTGCATGAAGCGCCTGATCGTTCAATAAAACCTCGCGTGACTTCTTCGTTTTCGTCCTTTCCTGAATCTTCCCGTAGATGCGAATTCGGCAGACTTTGGCCGTTCGATTGCGGGTGTCCACCTCGCTCCAGCGCAGCGCCATCGCCTCGCCTGGACGCATTCCTGTATAGAAAGAAAACTCAAAAAACGCTGCGTAGATCTTCTGCAAGCCGTTCGTCAATTGATACAGCTGATCGATAATCGCGTCCGCTTCGTCACGGCTGAAAGGATCGATCTCACGCTTCACCGTCCGAGTGGCCGGGATCGACAGCGCGGGGTTGCGCAGGATCAGCTCGTCGTTCACTGCCTGCGCGAAGATGCTGGTCACCAACCGCACAGCGCCTTTGCGCCTGCTGGGCGATGACCACTGGATGTCCGTGGCGATCTTGCGCATCAGCATGGGGGTGATTTTGTCGACGGGCAGCTCAGCCAGGTACGGCACCCAGTAGATCTGGAGCGCGGACCGATAGCTTCTGCGAGTGCTCTCGACGATCTGCAGGCTGTTCAGCCACTCCTGCGCATAGTCGAAGAAGATAGGGACGGTGTGAACGATGGCGTTGCGCGAGTTCGGGAACAGCTCGGCGTACTTCTCTGGCGAGAGCGCGCCGGCCTTGTCCAGTTGCTTTACTTGAGCACGTAGATTCGCGGCTGCAGCGATCCCTTTCGGGGTTTGAGGGAAGGCGAGCGTTTCGCAGCACCGCTTCTTGTTCCAGGAGAAACGAATTCGGATTGATCGCCCGACAATTTCAACCCCTGCTGGCAGGTCCACAGGCTTTCTATCCATTCGTCATACCGCCTCACGCTATAAACAATTCGACCATCAATCTTCGTCCAGACCCACTCAGGAATGACCTTGCGCTCGCGCTTTCGCTGCAGCGCCCTCTGCGTGGTTCCCACCAGTTCAGCCATTCTCTTTTCGGTGACCTTGTCGAATCCATCGCCGGTTTCAATCTTCTCAGCTGCGACCATGGCTATTGCTCCTGACGCGTCAGGTTTTCTGTTTGTAGTGAAACTGACGCGTCACGGCTGCACTCCCCGTCGCGAACCTCTGCCTCGAGGCGTTCTAGGTCGTTCAACAGGCTGAGAACGGCCGCAGGGGTCGTAAGGTGTTCGAACTTTTCCAGCGCCTGCTCGGCGTCGTGGACAGATTCGAACTGCTGGCTGACCAAAGCTTCACACAGGTCCTTCAGGCTCAAGAGTTCAAGCATCAAATGATCCCCTGCGGAATTGGTCGGCGAGAAGCCGGCGCGGGTTGATACCGCAAGAGGCCGCCATTTCAGCAATCTTGATCACTGGGGTCTCGCGGCGCTGCATTGCATTGAACAGCTCGATCAGCCTCCGACCGACAGGCCCGTTACCGTAGCGGGTCATGTTCAATCTCCTTTGCCATCAGCGTGATGCGGCTCACCTTCGCCTGAGTCCCGAACACGCGTTGGCCCGACGGCATTTGATTAATCAGCGCGGTAGCAGCCTGTGCGTTGGGCAGCTCGAAGAGAACGCTCAGCGTAACTGGCTCAGACGCTGCAGCCTTGATGCGGTCGTCAATGTGAACGTTGCTCATCGCGCGCTCGGCTTGAATCTTGTCGTAGATCTCGGCGCGATGGACTTCTACGTGGTCCGGAGCATGGATACCAACACGAACCTGAGTCCCCTGAATGCCGACAACCGTGATCGTTACGTCGTCGCCGATGTGGATTGTTTCGCCTGGGCGGCGTGTGAGGATGAGCATGGAATCTCCTTGATTTCAGGCCGAACGAATCCCGGCCGCGCTTTTTGGCTTTCGCAAAATTCAGTTTGGTTTACGGGTCAGATCAGCCTGAGCACCGGACTGCGTCCCCGCTGGAGGCGCACGCCGCTGCAAACGCGGTCATGCGATGAAGACGCCGTCGTGTGATTCGTCGCGCTGGTTTTCGGGAGTAGGGCTGCCCACACCGGCGAAGCTGATGATCCCTTGCGCAAATGCGGCTGCGACCAAGGCTGCCTGACGGTTCACGCCAAGCTTGTACATGGCACTTGCGATGCGCTTAGCTGTTGTGGAAGGGGCCATTCCCAAGATCTGAGCCGCCTCTTTAACCGTCTTGCCGTTGGCCACGGCCAGAACGCACTGGAGCTCTCGTGGCGCCAGTCCTTGACCCAAGATTCCCTTCCAAACGCCAAGCTTGATGTTCATATAACTCTCCAAATAACCGCAGGTGCTAATTCGATAGGCGAAATCTAGACCCGTTCGACTCCCTTGCCAACACCGGCGGTTATAAAGATTGTTTTTCTCACATGCCTTTATTTGGAGTCGTAAAAAAACCCGCTCGTGGCGGGCATTTTGGAGGGGTTTGGCGGCAAGCCTGGCGTTTAGAAGCTGCGGCCGTTCCACCAGTAAATTACTTGGGCCAGGATGTGGATATCTTCTTCGCGGTCGGCAGGAACGGGCAGATCGCGGTACTGCGCGTTGTCCGAAATGATCGACAATCCGTCCAGGTTTCTCTGTATGCGCTTGATCAGAAGCTGGCCTTGCAACTGGAAAAAATAGATTGCATCAGCCTCTACCGTGTTCACTCCAATATCTATCATCACCGCGTCGCCATTTCTGATCGTTGGCGACATGCTGTCCCCGCGACCGGAGATAAGCTTGAGGTTTTCCAGCGCGGAAAATGTGAGATTTTGCCGGACCCAACGAGCATCCAAGCTCATGTTCTCAACCACCATGTTCATTTCTGGCACATCTGCACCCGGCCCCATGGACGCCGTCACGTCGTAGCGAGGAACCACCACAATTCGCTTGTAGTCGCGAATCTTCTGAGCAAGAGCGGAAGGCAGTCCCTGAACGTCAATAGTCCCGCCCAGCTCTTCTATGTCGGCTGGCGAAAGGATGCTGCTCGCCGGTTGCTGCTGGGATCCGTCCCATATTGCGCCGAGCAATTTGCTAACCCCGCTTGGCCCCCTTATTTCAGCGGCAATTCGAGGGCTAAATTCACTCACTGATACCTCCAGGAGCCGAGATATTTTGAACGCGAATTCTAAGTTGATGGCGTTCCGGCCATTCAGATACATCGAAAGGCCAGCTTGGGACATATTTAGCTGCTCTGCCAGCGCCTCCTGGGTTAACCCGAGGTCTGCACGCTTGCGCATATAGATGCTCTTCAACTGAGCACACTCGGCTTTCTCTTCTGGCGTCAATTCACGTTTTTTCATGCGACAACTCTATAACCGTGGGTGTTCACAATCAAAAACCGCAGGTGTTGATTTATTCATCACCAGCGGTTATTTTGTGTCGCAATAGCCATTTCAGGTGAGCGTATGACGCCTATTCCCTTGAGCGTATTCGTTGCAGACAAAGGTCAAGACGAAGCCGCTAAATCGCTCGGTTCGAGCCAGACTGCGATCTGCAAAGCTTTGAAGTCCGGGCGAGTGATCCTCGTTCATGAGGACGAGCCAGGTATTTTTTCCGCGCTTGAACTCAAGGGCTTTCCTTCAAGTGGACCGAGCCAAAAGCCCCGGCCAAATCTTGAACAGATTGTGGCGCAGATCTCAGCGATTGGGCAGGGCGTTGGTGTAGCTGTGGTTTCATCCAGTGTTTCCGGATGTGGATCGTGAACAACGTCACTTTCACGGCGGACTCGATATTAAACACGGCGGACTGGACGTTAAGTGCACAGGGTTGGGTCGCGCCGAATCCTCTAAGTATGCATTCTGTTCAAACCGAGGGCCTGAACCTGGCCTTCCAACTATTGGCGTTTGCCGATTTGATTGAGATCTGACGAATGAACAAACGCCAATCCCAGTATTTGTTGACCGGCTAAATCGCAGGCAACAAAAAGGCCCCCTTTCGGGAGCCTTCTTTTCCACTCCCTGCCAGGGGAGCTTCGTAAATCTTCTTCGTTCTGTGGAGGACGAATCAATGCACCCGAAAAATAGCAAAACGCCAGATGTAACGCAACTGCCTCTCACGGCTAATTCTGACTTCAGCAACACTCCGATAGACAACCGCGGCCTGATGGTCTTCAGCGTTAACGCCGGCGTTAACAGTGAAGATGCGCTTCAGACGGCCAAAACCCTGTCGTCCGGCTTGGGGCAGATCTGCGATCACATGCATGACTCGCTGAACATGGGGGAAATGGCTTATTGCGATGGCATGAAAACCCTGGCTTTCATCGCCGAAGCAGTATCGGCCCTGGTTTGGTCGGTTCAGCGTGGCATGGGCCCGGCAGCAGAAGGGGAGGCCCGTCCATGAAATCCCCAATGTGGAATCAATTGCTCGTCGACGTCCCTCGTTGCTATCCATCCGAGTCAAATCCCCGGGCAAGGCTGACGCCAGATCAGGTGGAGGAATTGCAGGCAGTCGAGAATGCAGCTGAAAACTTCGCCATCACTATTGGCCACGGTCTTGCCGCTGTAGGCGAGCTGCTAGCACACGCCGCATCGCATAACGAACTGACTGATGAATTGGTGCTCAGCACGGGTTGGCTGGTGAGCTCGCTTGCTTTGCTCACCATGACGATGTCCGAAACGGGTGCGGCGGCTACTTACAAGCTCGGGCACATCCCTCACCAGGGGGACGCGAAGTGAAAAAGCCAATCCCAACGATGCAGCAGCTCGCCGCCGAGGCTGAATTTCAGCTTCAAGCTGCCGCTGATCAGCTCAACTGGCTGGCCGCGCTGGCAAGCGCGATCCAGCTTGATCACACCCATGGCCAAGGCAAGTACGCCGCACACCTGGCTGCGCTCGCCGGCTATTTGAGTGATACCGACTTTAGCGGTGTGCACAGCTCAATCGACGAGTTCAACCAGCTCAGCGAATCCGCGCCACAGAACCCGGACATGCCGAATCGTGGCGCGCACGCCGCCGGAGCACCCCAATGATTAAAAACTCACCAACGGTCTCCAGCTTGGTAAAGCAGATCGCCGCCATTCTCCGTGCGCATATTGGCGTCGCGGAGCCTACCGCTGCGGGAGGCGACCTGGTGTCGCTTGTCCGCGCCTACTGGCAAGTCCACGGCCTAATAGATGCGCCCGAGGACGGACCCCGCACACGTCGCCATCCTCTCAATCGTGCCCAGCAGATCGACCTCGAGCACATTTCTCTAACCCTGTACCGCCAGATCATGGCGCTCACCGGACTGAGCTTTTACCCAAGCTGGCAACTGTGCGTGTCAGCAGTGCGCATCGATGCAGAAGGTGGCTCGATCACTTCTGAATTCGCGCTGGCTGAGATTGAGCGGCTCAAACAGTACGTAGTGGGCCTGGGCTTCAAAGAACAGATCGTCACCGAGCGCTGGATGGTTGAGGAGGGGGCGACGGCATGAGCATCGTCAAATTCAACGGCGCCACCATGACCAGCGATGACTTGCTGGCGCTCATCAACGAAGCAAGAGCGGAATCGGGCGAGCCTCAGATCCGCCGGAACAAGCTGGCCGAGAAGATAGAGGACGAGCTCGCCGGCGAGCACTACACAAAAAGGGTAGTGCAAAATTTGAACAGCACCGAGTCAGCGGTGTTCGACCTCACCCGCGATCAATGCATGCTGGTTTCGATGCGTGAGTCGAAAGCTGTACGGCGCCGAGTCGTCGTCAAGCTGAATGCGCTTGCCAGCCAGGCGGCATTTCCGATCCCGCAGACTCGCGCTGAGGCGATGCGCCTTGCAGCCGATCTGGAAGAAAAAAACGAGCTGCTCGCGCTGGTGAACCAACAGCAGGCGGCGAAAATTGAAAGTCTTGAAAATTTCTTCATGGCCGGCGAGACGCCGTTCCAGTTCGTCAAGCGCTTGAACGGCGTCAACTGTTCGCTGATATCGCACGCGCTTATGGAGATGGGCTGGGTGTTCAACGACGCCGACCCGAAAGGCCGCCCGCATTATCGGGTGTATAGCAGCACGCGCGCCAAGAACTGGCTCAACGAGAAGCCTCGGACCATCCGGGGGGAGGGCGAATCCACGTTCGTCCGCTACGACCTCGTGCTGCTCCTCAACGGCGCCAAGAAGCTGCATGACCTCTACATGAGTCAGAAACTGCCCATGAAAAAGACCTGGGACGGTCGGTTTTCCTATATCAAATTCACGCCGGAGACGTCCCTGTGATCAAGAAACCCACGCAAAAAGAACTCACGGCGCAGGTCGTCCAGCTGTCCATGGAACATCAGCTTGCCCATCTGGCCGTGCAGCGCCGCCGCATCGAGCTCAACGACCAGTACCGGGCCTATTTCGCTGTCTATGGCGAACCGGAGCCAAACTTCCGCGGTATCCGGTGGGAGGATCCGCGCTATGCCGGGGTGATCAGTCACACCGACGGGGCGTACGAACTTCTTCGGAAGGCGAAACAAAAGCGCTACACCGTAAAGCGTCGTCTTGACACCGCTGTGCGCAAGCTCATGACCTTGACCGGCGTCTCTCTCGATGTGCCGGCTGAGGCCTGCACCGCTCCGCCGTTGCCCTTGCCAGTGCGGCGATTCACCTCTGCTGGGGAGACCCTGCAATGAGCATGGAGTCGATGGTTAAGGCCATGAAAACCAAGGTGGGCAACCCCTTGCGCAAATTGGTACTGATCAAACTGGCGGACAACGCTAACGATCAAGGCGAGTGCTGGCCGTCGTATCAGCACATCGCCGACCAGTGCGAGATCGGCCGCTCCACGGTAAAGCTGCACATTCGTGAGCTGGAGAAGGCCGGATACCTGCGCCGGGAGTACCGCCGCAAGGGTGAGCTGAATCAATCCAACCTCTTTCACTTATCACTTGATGGTGGGGCAGCTAATGCCCTAGGGGGTGGGGCAGGAGATAACCCACCTGGGGCAGGAGATAACCCAGGGGGTGGGGCAGGAGCTGCCCCCAGAACCAGTCACCCTTCTGAACCAGTCAAGGAACCAAAACCTGTGTGCGAAACCGACCCACAGGAAGGGTTCGCAGTGTTCTGGAAGCTGTATCCACGCAAGGTCCAAAAGGCCAAGGCAGAGGCCGCATGGGAGAAGCTGGCCGTCACGCCGGAAATGTTCACCGTCATCACCGCGGCGCTGGCGCGCCAAGTGACCAGCATCGACTGGCTGAAGAGCAATGGTCAGTTCATCCCACACCCGACCAGCTGGCTCAACGGCAAGCGTTGGGAAGACGAACTGCAACCCGCGGCTGTCGCCGCGCCTTCCCGTCACAGCGGTTTCGACCAGATCGACTACGAGGAAGGCCTGGAGCGCGACGAGAACGGCAACTTTCGGATCGCGGGGAGCGGCCAATGAAAATCAAATACACGCTTGAAACCGCGACTCGGGACTGCCCGGATCACGGCCAATTCACAGATTCGCTGGTCGAGCAGTTCGGCGCTGAGCCGGCTTGGTACGGCTGCCCACGCTGCCATTTCGACAAACGCCACGCGCAGGAATACGAACCCCGCACGGCTGGCGTGACGTTGCACCGTGACCGTCAGATGAATGAGCGTCTGCTGGACGCCGGGATCCCGTTGCGCTTTCAGACCAGCTCGCTGGATACATGGGCTGCGGGCCAAGATCAGGGCAAGCTTCAAGCCTGGAGCACGGCGACCGGTTACATCGACGCCTTCAGCGAGAACTTCCTCGTAGGTCGCTCGATGATGCTGCTGGGCCAGGTCGGTACCGGGAAGACGCATCTTGCGACCGGCATCCTGCAGCAGATCATCCGCCACTTCGGCTCGCAGGGTCTTATCGGCCGCTACGCCACCGCTGGCGGCATAATCCGCAGCGTCAAGGACACCTTCGGCTCGCCCAGCAAAACGGAATCCCAGGTCTACGCCGATCTGGTCCGGCCGCATCTGCTGGTCATCGATGAGGTGGGCGTTCAGCACGGCACCGACTTCGAGCGCACCGTGCTGTTTGAGGTCATCAACGGCCGATACGAGCAGCTGCGCCCGACCATCGTGGTGAGCAATCTCGGCATGGCCGACCTGCGCCACTGCCTGGGCGATCGCGCTGTCGATCGTCTCCGCGACAAGGGCGGGCTGGTAGTGCTGTTCCGCTGGCCGTCCGCGCGGGGTGCCGCATGAGTCGCGAACTGTTCAACGTAGACGCCGAGCACGGGCTGCTTGGCGCGATATTCGTCGACCCGACGCTCATTGACGAGGTCCGCTCAAAGGTCGAGATCGCGGACTTCCATGAGATCGAGAACGCGGCGCTGTACCGGGCCATTCTGGATTGCCACGAAGCGGGCGACCCGGTCGATGTGATCATGGTCGGCGAGCATCACCAGTACCTGCCCGACGGCAGCAGCATGTTGGCCTATGCCGCGACGATCCAGTCGAACGCGCAGGGCACCTCGAGCTGGAAAACTTACGCTCGGGTGATTCGTGAGCGCGCCGTGCTGCGCAAGGTGGTCGAGACTGCCCACGCGATCAGCCAATCGGCCAACGATGACCTCCCGGTGGCCGAGATCATCGCGCGCGGCCAGCAGGCCATGGCCGATCTGCGTGACCTGGACGACGGCGAGCCGGATTATCACAAGGTCGGCGGCATCCTGCCGCAGGTGATCGACACCATCGACGCGAAGTTCTCCGGCACGGCGCCGAAGGGTCTTTCGACCGGCATACCGGATCTGGACAAGCTGATCCGGGGCCTGCGCCCTGGCAACATGATTGTCGTGGCGGGCCTGCCAGCATCCGGCAAGACGATCCTCGGCGTCCAGATCGCCCAATACGCGACTACCCAGCTCGGCGGATCCGGCCTGGTGTACAGCCTGGAAATGACCAAGGAGGAGCTGGTGACACGCAATATCGCCTCGCTGGGTGGGGTTGACCTGACCCGGCTTGATGAGGGGCACTCGATCAAGGATGAGGACTGGCCACGGATCACCAGCGCGGTGAGCATTCTGAGCAAAGCCCAGTTGTACGTCTGCGATCAGCCCGGCATGACCGTCGCGCGCATTCGCTCGATCGCGCGTCAGTGCCAGCGCCACGAAGGGCTGGACGTGATCGTCGTCGACTACATCACCCTGATTGCGGGCGAAGGCGGGCAGAACCGCACGCTGGAGGTCGGCAAGATCTCCACGGCGCTGAAGAACCTGGCCAAGGAATTGAAGGTGCCGGTGATCGTTCTGGCGCAGCTCAACCGCGGCCCCACCAACCGCCCGGACAAGCGACCGCGCCCGAGCGATATCCGCGACAGCGGGCAGATCGAGCAGGACGCCGACGTCGTCATTCTGGTTCATCGAGACACTGACACCGACGAGGGGGCGAATGGCGTCACGGAATTGATCGTCGGCAAGTGCCGACACGGCAAGCCCGGAACGTGCCTGGTGCAGGCGCAGGGGCAGTTCGTGCGGTTCGTGCCGTTCGGTGGGAAGCCGCCAAGCGACGAAGAAGTGGCGATGGGCCGGGTATTGAAGTTCACCGGCCGCAACCATCGCGGAGGCGCGGACGATGAGTAAGCCAGCCAAAACCGTCTGGGTCGGTATTTCCGACGCCGAAATCCGCAAGCAGGCGGCCACCGGCTTCCGTCAGCTGCGCGATCCTCGTTATCCACAGCTCCGCTTCCGCTACTCGACCGCCGATCGCAGCAAGGGCTCCTGGCACGTCGTGGTCAGCGGTAAGTGGGGCAAGGCCGGCAGTTATCCCGGCATTAACGCCAAGCTGATGCAGGCCACGTTGCCCGAGATCCTCGCGCGCCGTGCCGTGGACTCGGCGGCGGCATCCACCACCACCAGTTGGCGCACCGTCGGTGATGTGCTGACCTGGTACACCGACCGGATGACTCGCGACCGTGGATTGTCGGCCAAGCGCAAGGCCAGTGCACAGTCGGCGCTGCGCTGTCACCTGGTGCCGCGCCTTCACGAACTAGAGCTGGCCAGCCTCAATCGGTCCTCGGTCGACCGCTTGCTGATGTGGCCCATGCAGGAGAAATACGCGCTGTCGTTCGTGCGCTCGGTCTACGGCGTGCTGGCTGCGGCGTTTCGGCAAGCCGCCCGGCTGAAGTTGATCGACATCAGTCCGATGGCAGACCTGAAGTTCACCGACTTCGTCCGGACGCGGATCAGGCCCAAGGCAGCGCGCCTGCGTGGTGATGATCTGCCTCCGCTCCTACAGACGTTCGCTGAGCAATTCGACGCTGTGCCGGTGCAGTCCATGTTGCCGCTCATGATGCTCTGTCACGGCACGCGCCTCGGGGAAACCCGGCTGGCGCGCTGGAAGAACCTCAACGTCGTGACCCGCCAGTGGTTCATCCCCACCGGCGACACGAAGACCAAGGCCGAGCACACCCTGCCGCTGACCGAACAGGCCTGCGCGCTCCTACAGCGATACCGCGCCCGACAGCTTGCAATGGGCTACAGCGGACCGTTCCTGTTTCCCGGCAGCAATGGGTCGGCACTGAGCGCAAGCAAGGCCTGCACGGTGTTCACCAGCGTGAGCAAAGGCGAATGGTCGAGTCACGACCTGCGCAAGGTCGCGCGCACGGCCTGGGCTGATCTGGGCGTCGATTACATGGTCGGCGAAATGCTGCTCAACCACGCCATGAAAGACCTAGACGCAACCTACATCCACACCACCGCCGAGGGCATGAAACGCAAGGCGCTGGAGGCATGGCATCAGCACCTCGACAGCCATGGATTCGCGCTGCTTCACGGTGGGACATATGCAGGACAGCCAGCGGTGTGTACACGAGTGCAGCCCTTTGAATCAGGGGCTTTCAGAGCAAACCAGCATCCATCCCAAGGGAGGAGCCATATTGAAAAAGGCGCCGCCCTAGCCCAGCCAGGAGACGGCAATGAGTAGAGTTTCAGCGGCACTGCCGCGCAAAAGCCTCCAGGAGCATGAGCGCAAGTTTCTCAAGGTAGCCGGCACTTACCTAGCTCAGGAGAAGGTAGGAGGGCCCGCTGCACTGGCCGATCTGCTCGACATGGTCGCGAGTTGGCACTCGCTGCGCACCGATATCGAGTTTGGCGAGTACTGCAAGCGCTGGGTGCTGGAGGGCAATAGCAAGAGCCCGCCCGCTGACAAGTTGCTGCGAAACCTGTTGGGACTGGATCAACCACCACCACGCCGCATCCGGAGGGCTGCCTGATGACTGTTTACCGCGATGCAGCGCATTGCATCAGCCGTGTGATGTCGATCGAGATCCATGACGGCACCAAGAAAGCGTCTTGGCAGCGCATGTACAAGGCGAGTTTTGATGATGAGTTGCCGGGCCAGTCGATTACCGACGATCTGTCGCCGGAGGAGCGCCTGACCCAAGACTCAATGACGCGCGCCACACTAAAACGCTCGCTGCCCGAGGTTCAGTGGCAGGCATTGGTGGGCAAGTACTCCATCAACCAGAATGAAGTGAAAGACGCGGCGGCATACCTCACTCCCCGGGTTGTCAGCCCTGCGCACTACCTGTTCAAGACCAAGTGCGTGATGGCCTGGATCGTCCCGGAGCGGCGCAACGGCCTTCCAGCATCGTTCTACGTGTTGCACAGCTGGGACGCTGACGGCACGCCGGAGCGAACGCTGCGGCGGTGGCGATCAATCAGCAAGCGCTGGCTCGACGACCAGGTGAGTGCCGCTCACTTGGCTGTCGAGGCGCTGCTGGAGGAGCGCGGTCTGTTGCATCAATTGGCCGCTTGACTGTGACCGAGTGACCGCGTAGATTTCGAACCTGCGGTTTGGTGCGTTACAGGATGACGGCCAAATACCTGAAGCCCGGCCATCATGTCGGGCTTTTTATCATCCGGTGTTTGATCAATAATGGTGGTGTAGGGGATCGTTTTGTGACGCAGGGAAATGCATGAATAACAAAACTATCCGATGGATCACCAATCTGTTGTTGTGTATAGGCACAGGCTTCATGGTTACAGGCTTGGCGACCTTAGTGATAGGTGGAGCGTTAAGTGCCGATACGATCGTCACCGGTGCTACCATGGTCGCAGGAAGCTTTTTCGTAATTGTTGCCTCCTACGTGGTAGCCATGATGGAGAGAGAATTATGACAATCTTGATTATGTCGGCTTGGGCGGTTGGTATCTTGCTTCTAATAGCCGTCGCGGTGTACCGCGGTCGCGCCTCGATGCCACGCGCGCCGGAAGCAGCGCCTCGTGATGAGTCGGAAGTAAAGAGCCAGACGAAAAGAGGCTTCCACGAAGCTAATTCCCTGGTTAACGAGGATATCCGCGCGCTCTTCGCTGAGATGCATGAGCTCAGGTTGCGTAGGGGCTCCTCGGACGAAGAGCACCTCGATATCTTGATATCACCATCTGTGCTTCGGACAAATATGATATTGATGGAGACACTCAAGAACACCGATCGCAGTGGTCCTAGGTCAACTAAAAAAGCTGCAACCCAGGCCGGCATCATATAGTTTCGATCTGTACCATCAATGGCCGTTCCAACCTGAAGCCCAGCCCATGCTGGGCTTTTCTATTATCGAGATTCAGGTTATATGTGAGTCTCATCACGCGGGACGGAGCCAGCCATGAGTGACACGAACGAACAGCCTCTATCAGAGGAGGAGTATTTCAAAAGCGTTGGATTGGTGAAGAACGAATGGGATGGTAGACAGGTCGACTGGCTTCTTCAGTGGCTATGTGCGTTCATAAATGACACAAACCTCCGTGTCGGGATCACCCTCACAGTAGGCGGCAGCATCATCACCGGAACCCTCATCCCTCATCAGGACTACTTCGAACGACTGGCCGCTGACTTTTCCTCCCCTTTTGCTAAGACAAGTGAGGAAAACCGTGCGGCGATTCACGAGAGGATACTGAGCTTCCACGTTCCCTTAGACCCGAGCGCAGTTCCGACACCTGTTCAGTACATTCATGTGGATAATGCGCGTGTCCATACTGGAGGAAGTCAGGTATTCCCGGACAAAGGGACACTTTGGCGCGGAAAGATTTCAGCCGTGGAAGGATTTGTACTCGGCGAGCTGAACACTAGCAAGTAAAGCACCATCGCTAAGAAAGTTTTGATTTCAACACATCAAGGTCAGCTCAGTGCTGGCCTTTTTTGTTTTTGCGGGACGCCATAGCCAGGGTGGTTCCTTCGGGAGTGGCCTGGACGTCGATAGCCGGCAGTGCGGCGTACGGAAATAACACCGGCAGCCAGTGAGCCTCATTACCTCGATTGTTCCGGGGCGGCTTTGGTGGGCAGCGTGGGAAGACACGCAACTATTTTGAGCCTCAGCACCTGCTGGGGCTTTTTCGTTTTCAGCCCTGCCACACCCATCGCTCCTAGCTGGGTGTGCTGTGGGGCTGACCCATTCACCGATCCCGAAAGGGCGGATGTCGGACTACGACGAACATGCCTGAAAAATCACCTGACTTCTGGGCGCAGGTCTGGCTCGTCCTGTCGAATCCGCTCTGGCAAGGAGCGATCATGGCCGCAACGATCTCGTTATTGCGTGTGCTCTATGAAGGCAAAGAGGCCAACAAGTGGCGCGTAGTGCTGGAAGCGCTGATCTGCGGCGCTTTGAGCTTGTCAGCTAGTAGCGTCATCGAGTGGATGGCCTGGCCGTCGAGTCTGTCCGTCGCCGCTGGCGGCACAATCGGGTTCATCGGTGTAACAGCGATCCGCGAGCTGATCATCAGGTTCCTTGGCCGCAAGGCGGATTCAATATGAGCCTCGAGCCTGTCGTCTCAGTCGCCAAAGCCGGCTCCACATTGCGAGCCATTGCGGCCGCCATCGTCATTGTCATCGTTATGGGCTTGCTGATCGCGATCCAGCAGATCCGCGTGGTTACGTTGCAGGGCGCCGTCACGGTCGAGCGAGATGCTAAGCAGGTCGCCGTGGAAGCGAATAACGCCAGCCAGGCCACCATCACCACGCTGCGCGCCGAGGCAGAGCGCAACGCCAATTACGCCGCCGACCTGAGCAAACGCATCAAGGCCAGCGAAGACAAGGCCAAAAAGGCCAAGAAGGATTTCGATGATCTCAAGCGCAACAGCAAACCTGTTCGTGATTGGGCTGCTCAGCCTTTGCCTGACGGCCTGCGCGGCAAAGCCGCAAGTGGTAACAAAGACAACAGCCATAAGGCTGGAAGCCCCTGAGCTGATCCCATGCGAGCGGGTGAATGCAGACGATACCGATCTGCGTGATAACGGCGACGTGTGGGAACTGAAGGATCAGGCCATCAAGCTGCTCGACACGTGCGCCGACCAGGTCGATGCGCAGATCCAGCGCAGCAAATCAAAGTAGCGGGGCATCACATGCGAGCGTTATAGCAAGCTCGAAGTGTTTGCTGGTAACCGTCCAGCACCCTTTGTAGGTCCGGTACCTTTTCTGCGTTGTAACCATAGCCGTAAGGCTGATTGACATAGTTCTTCATCTGATTGACTTGTTCCAGCAGTGGAGTACATCGGTCATTCTCTAAAGCCTGTAGCTGCACCTTTGTAGTCTGGAACTGAGCCCCTTGCTCGTCGTAGGCCTTGCGCCAGTCTTTGATTATTGCTGACAACTGATCTTGTTGAGTCCGTAGTTCTTCGTTCTGACCTCGCAGCGTTTCATTATCGCTGTCTTGCTTACCGACCTTCACGGCAGCGGTGATGAGGCCGGTTGCGAGTGATAGTGCTAACGAGCACCCGGCAACGGTGAACCAGCTTGGGTTACTTGTTTGAGATGGCTGTTGAGACATAAAGCAATTTCCATATAAGGGTGAATCGAATGACGTCATGTTCGAGGTGTTCCGCTTCGAGAGCGCGCTTCCTCAAGTGGGCGTCCATCGCGCAAGAACGCGCCAGATCAATAATCTCGGCCGCTGGATCTAAAACTAAAGGCATCGCGGATGGTACGTCTCGAGACTCCCGGCCGCAGGGTCAAGACCCTCTATGAGCGGCTGACCAGCCGTCGGCCTATGACCGACGCTTCACCGTATTCAAACGCCACGAGAAGCTTGATGCCCGTCCGCCCGAAGAGACACCAGCCACAATCCCCCGCAACTCCCCAGCATAAGACGGCTGACCAGGAGCGAGGCACCAGCAGCCAGCGCGGTTACAACTATCGATGGCAGCAGTCGCGCAAGGGCTTCCTTGCCAAGCATCCCCTATGTGTCCACTGCGAGCAGCGCGGCAGGGTGACAGCGGCCACGGACGTCGACCACATCGTGCCGCACCGTGGTGACATGGAACTGTTCTGGGATCGTACCAACTGGCAAGGCCTATGCCATCCATGCCACTCGGTGAAGACCGCGACCGAGGATGGTGGCTGGGGCAACCGGCGGAACCGATGAACCCCCTAGGCTGGTCGGCAATGAGAATGATTCGCTCGAAAAGGACGGAAATGGATACGAAATCGACCCTTTTGGTCACGTTTCTCGCGATCTGATCGAAATTTGACCGATTTTGATAGGTTTTCTCTATCAGGGAGGGGGAGGGGTAGAAGTTTGGCCTTTTTCGCTCCCAGACCGCGCCCGAGGCTTTTTTTCGCGCCGTCGAAATTAGGATTTGAAAATAGAGGGTGACAAATGACCAGAGGACGGAAGCCGACGGCGCCGCACCTCAAGGTCCTGGCCGGTACCGATCGCCCGGATCGGGGGGAGGAGGACGCGCCAGAGTTCGACCTGATTGAAGATTTCCCGGACCCGCCTAAGCACCTGAACGCAGACGGCGCCGAAATGTGGCGGAACCTGGGCCGGCAGTTGGTGAGCGCGAAAGTGCTGCAGGTCGTCGACCTGTATTCACTTGAGCAGCTCTGCCATGCCTGGCAGTGCTTCCGGAAGAAAGCCAAGGCGGACATGGAATCGACCGCCGCTGAAACGACAGCGCTCAAAGCGCTGTTCTCAGAATTTGGCATGACGCCCGCGAGTCGCCGGAAGGTTTCATCGGGCGGCACCGAGAAAAAGGGCAACGCGTTTGCCGGGAATGGCCGCAAACAAGTGGGGAAATAATCGAATAAACAGGCTGTGGAGTGGGTCATGCGTGACTTCGTAAAGATCGCGACTGACTACGCCAAGGCCGCAGTAGCGGACAAGAAGCGCAAGAAGCACGGAAAGCTGATACGCCAGGCTGCTCAGCGCTTTCTCGATGACCTCAAACGGGCGAAAAAGAAAGATTGCCCGTTCATGTTTGATCCGTGGCACGCCAACGACCCTTGCGACTTCATCGAAAAGCTGCACCACGTCGAGGGCAAGTGGGAGAAACCCACAATCGTGATGCACGCGTCTCACGTTTTCTTCGTCGTTCAGCTCTTCGGCTTTCGCAAGCGCGAGGCGGTCTTCACCGAAGGGTGGGGCGGCAACGGGATGTTCCACCCGCGCCGCTTTACCTCGGCACTGTTCGCAGTCGCGCGAAAGAACGCGAAGAGCACGCTGTCGTCGGCCATCCTGCTGTATTGCGAGTGCTGCGAGCCGGAAGAAGGCGCGCAGATCGTCAGCGCGGCGACCACGTTCGGCCAGGCCGCAATCATTTTCAACGCTGCCAAGCGGATGACCGAAAAGAACGCTGACCTGCGCGAGTATTTCGGTCTTGAGGTCTGGGCAAAATCGATCAGCCGGGCCGAGACCGGTGCTAGTTTCAAGCCGATTCACGCGAAGGCCTCGACTCAGGACGGCCTGAACCCGTCGCACGTCGGGCTCGATGAGATCCACGCACACAAAACCGCTGACCTGCTCAACGTATTGCAGTCAGCAGCCGGCGCCCGGGGCAACCCGTTGTGGCTGTTCACGACCACCGAGGGTTACACGAACCCCGGGCCGTGGGCCGAAATCAGGATGTTCGCCAAGAAATTGCTGGCCGGGCTGTTCGGCCACACGGCTGATCACTATCTGGTCGTGTTTTACGCGCTCGACGACGAAGACAAAACTCTCGGCATCAAGGCTGATGAGGAGTTCGACGAACGCTGCTGGATCAAAGCCAACCCACTGATGGATGTGAACCCGCACCTGCTGGCGGCGATCCGCAAGGAGGCCGTGGAAGCGAAGCAGATGCCGTCGAAGATGGCGGAGTTTCGAATCAAGCGGCTGAACCGGCCGGCATCTACCGCTGACGGCTGGATTGACCTCAACAAGTGGCAGCAATGCGGCGGCGAGGTTGACCTTGAATGGCTGGCGGACTTCCCCTGCTGGGGTGGGCTCGACCTGGCATCGACAACTGACCTCACAAGCTTTCGCCTGATCTGGAACGTGGACGGCGTCATCTACACGTATGCCTGGCGCTGGGCACCGGAGAGCGCAGTGGCGTTCCGCACGGAGCGCGGCACGGTTCCTTACGCGTCGTGGGTGGAATCCGGACTGCTCAAGCAGACCGAGGGCGACGTCACGGATTACGCCGTGATCGAAGCGGACGTGAAGGCTGCAAATGAGCGGTTCAACATCCAGGCCATCGGTTACGACAAGTGGAACGCCTCGGACCTGGTGAACCGGCTCGTTGCCGGCGACGTCCCGATGGTCGAGTTCATCCAGGGGCCGAAGTCATACCACCCGGCGATGCAGGTACTCGAACGGGCTTACATTTCCGGGCAGTTTGCCCACGGTTCGGACCCTCTTTTGAACTGGTGCGCCTCGAACCTCATCGCCAGGCGCGACGACAACATGAACATGGCGCCCGACAAGAAGCGGTCAGCCGACAAGATCGACGACATGACCGCCTTGCTTATGGCAATTGGCGTCTCGGGCGCCAGTCCGGACGACGTCAATGTCGATGATTTCCTCTCTAGACCAATGAGTATGTAATGGCCGAAACCGACTACAGCATCGATCTGCGCACGCGCAGTCCCTTCTGGGCGCGGATGGCAAGCTACTTTGTCGGCGGACGCCTGACCACTCCTGAAAAGGGCTCGCAAACCGGGCCGATATCGGCGTCTGGCGTTGTGGGCGACTCGGTCGTCAACGACGAGCGCTCGCTGCAGATTTCAACGGTCTTCGCCTGCGTGCGGTTGATCTCAAGCGTCACCGCCTGTATGCCGCTGGACGTTTTTGAGACAAAAGGGGATGACCGAACCAAGGCCCCGCTGACCCACCCGCTCGCGCGGCTCCTGCGGTACATGCCCAACCAGTACATGACGGCCTTCGACTTCCGAGTCGCAATGACCATGCAGCTCTGCTTCTACGGAAACGCTTATGCGCTGATCGAGCGCAACGTGGCGGGTGATGTGATCAGCCTGATCCCGATGATGTCAGTGAACATGGACGTTCGCATGGAAGGCAAACGGGTGATTTACAAATACCGGCGTGACTCGGAATACGCGGAATTCAAGCAGAGTGAGATCTTTCACCTGAAGGGTTTTGGCTTCAATGGTCTGGTCGGGCTATCGCCGATTGCTTTCGGAGCCAAAACTGCAGGCGTCGCGGTCGCGATGGAAGATCAGCAGCGCGACTTTTACGCCAACGGCGCGAAGTCACCGCAAATCCTCTCCACCGGCGAGAAGACGCTGAACAAGGTCCAGCGCGACCAAGTGGAGGAGAACTTCAAGGAAATCTCCGGCGGGCCGGTCAAGAAGCGGCTGTGGATCATCGAGGCGGGCTTCACCACCCAACCGATCGGGGTCAGTCCGCAGGATGCGGAGACAATGGCCGCTCGGAAGTTTCAAGTCAGCGAGCTGGCGCGGTTCTTCGGTGTTCCGCCGCATCTGGTGGGTGATGTCGAAAAATCCACCAGTTGGGGGTCGGGCATCGAGCAGCAGAACCTAGGCTTTCTGCAGTACACCATGGACCCGTACCTCGAAATCTGGGAGACCAGCATCCTCCGCTGGCTGGTGAAGCCTGCTGATCTGGGCAAGGTCCACGCCGAGCACAACCGCGACGGGCTGCTCAGCGGTGACTCGACGGCCCGGGCGAACTACATGAAGACGCTTGTCGATACCGGCCTGCTGACCATCAACGAAGGACGTCGAGTGAACAATCGGCCTCCGCTCCCAGGCGGTGATGTGGCCACGCGGCAATCCCAAAACGTGCCCCTTGAGCAACTTGGCAAAACAAACCCCGCCCCTGGCGGGGTTTAGTTTTTCTGGAGTCAGTAAATGTCGAATATTCATAAGACCATCGCCTTCGAACAGGCTGAAATCAAGTTCTCCGGCGGGGGCACGCAGGGCGTCTTCGAAGGTTATGCCAGCGTCTTCAACAAGGTCGATGCGGATGGCGACATCATTCTACCGGGCGCCTTTGCGAAGGCGCTTACGGGCCAGTCCCGACCGGTGGCGATGTTCTTCAACCACCAGCGAAACGCCATTCCTGTTGGGAAGTGGCTGCACCTGGAAGAGGACAGCAAGGGATTGCTCGCGCGCGGCGAGCTCACCCCGGGTAATCCTCAGTCCGAGGCGCTCAAGTCCGCGATGCAGCACGGCACCGTAAACGGCCTGTCGGTGGGCTTTCTGGCTGGCGCTGCCGACTTCGACCGCATTGCGACCGGCATGGCCTTCAAGTCCATGCAGCGGCTGCGGGAGATCAGCATTTGCACGGAGCCAGCCAACGAAGACGCATCGATCTCCTCGTTAAAGAGCATGGACGCCATCGAATCCATTCGTGATGCGGAGCACTGGCTGAGGGATTCGGCCGGCCTATCCAAATCCGAAGCGCAGGCGTTGATCGCCCGCATCAAGTCCGCAGTTCGGAGCGATTCCGAAGGTGGCGAAATCACCGCGATCCTGGATCGCATCAAGTCCTTCCCATCTGTAGGAAAATAAACATGTCCGAATTGGCCCAGATTCAAAAGGCTATCGAAACCGCGCAAGAGAACATGACCGCACTGTTCGATGCGCAGAAGAAAGAGATCACCGCGACCGGTGAAGTCAGCAAGAAGATTCAAACCGATCTGCAGACCGTGCAGGACGAGCTCAAAACCGCAGGTACCCGCCTGTTCGACCTGGAATCCAAACTCGCCGGCGGCGAACTGGACAACCCAGAGCACAAAAAGAGCTTCGCCGAGCGCGCGGCAGAGGACATCAAAAAAGGCTGGAACGGCTCCACTTCCGGCAAAGTTGATGTCAAGAGCTTCAGCAAGGCGCTGGGCAGCGGTGCTGGTTCCGCTGGTGCGCTGGTACAGGCTCAGCGCAACCCAGGCATTTTGATGCCCGGTATGCGCCGTCTTACCATCCGCGACCTGCTGGCCCAGGGCCGCACTAACTCGAACGCGATCGAGTACGTGCGCGAGAACGTGTTCACCATCGGCGCCGCGCCGGTAGCCGAGGGTGCTTTGAAGCCCGAAAGCCAGCTGACGTTCACCAAGGAAACTGCGAACGTCAAAACGATCGCTCACTGGATTCAGGCTGCGCGCCAGATCATGGACGACGCGCCGATGCTGGAGTCCTACGTGAACGGCCGCCTGCTGTTCGGTCTGGACCTGGTCGAAGAAGGCCAGTTGCTCAACGGTGACGGTACCGGTGACAACCTGCTGGGTTTGAACAAGGTCGCCACTGCGTACGACACCGCGCTGAACGCCACCGGTGACACCCGCGCGGACATGATCGCTCACGCGATCTTCCAGACCAGCGAGTCCGAGTTCGAGGCATCCGGCCTGATTCTCAACCCGCGCGACTGGCACGCTATCGCGCTGCTGAAAGATGCCGATGGTCGCTACATCTTCGGCGGGCCGGCGGCGTTCGCCGCGAAAGTCATGTGGGGCCTGCCGGTTGTGGCAACCAAAGCCCAGGCGCAGGGCACCTTCACTGTCGGCGGCTTCGACCTGGCCTCGCAGATCTGGGACCGCATGGACGCAACCATCGAGGTCAGCAACCAAGACCGCGATAACTTCGTCAAGAACATGCTGACTATCCTTTGCGAAGAGCGCCTGGCGGTAACTCACTACCGTCCGACCGCGATCATCAAAGGCACTTTCACCCCAGCGGCATAATGACAGGAGCGGGGCGGGGAACCGCCCCGGTTTCACCATGAAAACTATTCGCGCGTTGCGGCAGTTCTCTCACTACCACGCTGGTAATTTCGACCAATATGAGAAGCGGCCAGTGTCTGATGACGTTGCCGATGCTTTGGTCGGCATGAAGCTCGCTGAACTGGCCGATGATGAGCAGTCCGCCCAGGTCGATGGCCAGGGAAAGGCGAAGGAAAAGGTTAAGAAATGACCGTGGCCCTTGCCGATTTGCTGGCGATGGATCTCATCAAGAAGCACTTGCGCGTCGATTCGGCGGATGAGGACGATCTGATCGAGCTGTACGCGGAGTCGGCACTGGCTTGGGCTCTCTGGTACTGCGACAACCATCAACTCGCCACCGCAGCCGACATCCCGGCAAGCTTCAAATCTGCGCTTCTGCTGCTGATCGGCCACTCCTACACGAATCGTGAAGCTGTGCTGGTCGGCACATCGGCGGAAGTTCTGCCGATGGGTGTTGGTCCGCTTCTATGGTCTTCGCGCAGCCTGGCAGACAGCAAACCGCAGGAGGAATACCCATGCGCGCCGGCGATCTCCGTCATCGGGTGACCTTCGAGCAGAAGGTCGTCACCAACGACCCCGTTTCTAACGAAGAGCTGGTGTCGTGGGTGGAATTTGCCTCGGTATGGGCCGCAATCAGGGATTTAAGCGTGCGCGAGTTCATCTCGGCGCAGTCCACCCAGTCCGAGGTCACTTGCAGGATCGTGACGCGATACCGTGACGGCTTCGACGCTGCCATGCGCGCTCGCCATGACGGCAGGATCTACAACTTGCACGGGATTTTGAGAGATCCCGTGTCTGGTAAGGAGTACTTGAGCTTCCCAGCCAGTGAGGGCACGAACGATGGGTGATCGGGTTGAGTACAAGCTCAGGGGAGCGGACGAGTTATCTGCCCGGTTCCGTGGGCTGACCGAGGAGATGCGCCGCAAGGTCGTCACGCCGGCGGCCAAGGATGCAATGGAGCTCGTTCTCGCGGACGCCAAGGACCGGGCAGCGCGGATCGATGACCCGGAAACGTCGAACTACATCCCGAAGAACCTCGCGATCGTTGAACGCAAGGCAATCGGCGTGGAAGTGGGCGCAGTTGTGATGTCTGTCGGTGTGCGGAAGCGCAGCCGGGGGCAGGGCGGTGGCAATACGTTCTATTGGTGGTGGGTTGAGCTCGGCACCGAGAAGAATCGCGCAAAGCCATTCCTGCGGCCCGCGCTAGCCAATAACCGCGAGGCCGTGTTCAAGGAGTTTCTCGGGTCGGCCAAGTACCAACTGATCAAACTCGGGGTGAACTGATGATGGCTCCCATCGTGGCTGTCTGCAAAGCGGACCCTGCGGTAACGGCGCTGCTCGGGGATGCTCCCATGCGCCTCTACCCGCACGGACAGGCTGATCAGAACGTCGCCAAGCCGTACGCCGTGTGGCAGGTGGTCAGCGGCTCACCCGTCAATTACATCAACGGCCAGCCGGACGTCGACCGGTATGGCCTGCAGATCGATGTCTACGCCACAACGGCTGTGTCTGCCGATGCGGTCGTCTCTGCCATGCGCAAAGCCATCGGAAAGCGGGCCTACATTACCGGTTTCGGCGTCGACACCGTGGACACCGCCACCAAGAACTACCGCAAAGGTTTCGATGTTGCCTGGCTGGTGAGTACATAGCCGGAAAACCTGAAAGAACGACCCGCCCCGGCGGGTTTTTTTATGCCCGCCAATATGTGATTTCGCAGGAAATCTGGGAGTACCAAATTGACCATTAATGTCCAGGGCACGGAGCTTTTCGCGATCGACCCGGCCAATAACACCATCCTCGATGTGGGCTGCTTTACCACGCTTGATGGCATCGACACTTCGGTCGCGCAAGTCGACGTGACGTGCACCAAATCGAAAGGGCGTGAATACGAAGCCGGTCTTGCTGAACCAGGTTCGGCTTCGTTCGGCTTGAACATCGACCCCAAGAACCCGGTTCACCTTCGCCTGCACCAGTTGAAGACCGCTGGCACGAAGCTCAAGTGGGTTGTGGGCTGGTCGGACGGCTACAACTTCGACACCGAAGAAGGCATCCAGCCTCTTATCGGCACGCCAGGCGGTCTTTCAGCGCTGGTGCTGAACTCGGCGGGCGCCGGCTACACCACCGCTCCTACGGTGGCTATCACCGGCGGCGGTGGCACCGGCGCGACGGCGACGGCCCAGATCGCGAACGGCAAAGTCACTGGCTTCACCATCACCAACGAAGGCACCGGTTACACCAGCGCGCCGACCGTGACGCTCACAGGTGGCTCTGGTACCGGTGCAACGGCCCGCGCGTTGGTGGAGACCGAGATCGACTTCGACCTGCCAAACACCCGCACCTGGCTCACCTTCGAAGGCTACATGAACAGTTTCCCGTTCACGTTCGGCCTGGGCGACGTCGTCAAATCCACCGTTGGCATCCAGGTTTCGGGCGAGCCCGTTCTGGTCGCCAAGAGCGCGCCGTAAGGAATACCCATGGATCTGAATATTGCTTCGCTCAAAGCGTCCGGCGCTTTCATCTCGGCACCGCAGAAGAAAGAAGTCAGCTGGCACGCCAACGGTAAGCCCCAGAAAGCCACCGTTTACGTGCTGCAGGAGTCGTTCCTTTCGCTGACCCAGCGCTGGGATGCGCAGGACCGTGGCGGCGACTTGGCCGCCCAGCGCATCGCCTCCTGCATCACCGACAAAGACGGTGTGCCGGTGTTTACCGTCGAGGACGTGGTCGGCGGGCCAGAAACAGGTCACGGCCCGCTGTGCGCGGAGCTGGCGATTGTGCTGCTCGCCGCTATCGGAGAAGTCAACAAGGTTCCGGAGGGCGCGCTCGAAAAAAAATCCAACCCGAGGAAGAGCTCTGGCACGAGCTCGCCATCGTCCTCGGCACCACGATCGCGGAAGCAAAGCAAAGAATGACCTACGTCGAGGCGATGGACTGGATGCGGTACCGGCTTCAAACCGGTTCGCTGAATCTGGGCCTTCGCCTCGATGAGGGTTTCGCGCTGCTGGCCACGGTGTTCAACAACGTCATGGGCGGTAAAGCCAAGTTTTCGGACTACATGCCGGCCCGGGGTTTTAAAGACGCCCCGAAAGCTGCCACGCCGCAGGATATGTTGGCGCTATTGCAGCGCGTGAAGGGGTGATTTATGGCTGTTGATTCGCTAGGCCAGTTGACGGTCGATCTGGTGGCGAACACCGGCGGCTTCGAAAAAGGGATGGACCGTGCCCAGCGCTCTCTCAAGTCGGCCACCCGCGAAGCCGAGAAGCAGGCCAAGCAGCTTGATAACTTGGTTGGCCAGATTGATCCGGTAGTGGGTGCCTATGGCCGCCTCGACAAGATGGAAGAGCAGCTGCGCAAGCACCGTGCAGCGGGCCGCTTGGACAAAAGTGACTTCGATGAGTACCTGAAGAAGCTCAACGACCAGCGCGACGCCATCGGCAAGACCGACACGGTCATGACCAAAGGCACGATGTCGGCCAAAGCGTACAACGCCGCGCTGCGCGGCGTGCCAGCTCAGTTCACCGATATCGCTGTGTCGCTGCAAGGTGGTCAAGCCCCGCTGACGGTCTTCCTGCAGCAGGGCGGTCAGCTCAAAGACATGTTCGGCGGCATCGGACCAGCAGCCAAGGCGTTGTCGGGCTACGTGATGGGGCTGATCAACCCTTTCACGGTCGCCGCAGCTGCGGCCGCCGTGCTGGCGCTGGCCTACAAGCAGGGCAGTGAGGAGGCGACGGCGTATAACGCGGCACTCGCGATGACGGGTAACACCGCCGGCGCGAGCGCAAACGGCCTGGCCGATATGGCTCGTCAAGTCGCTCAGTCGGGCGGCACTGTCGGCAAGGCAGCGGAGGTTCTGGCGCAGTTGGCCAGCTCTACGCGGATCCCTGTCACAGCCTTCGAGTCGATTGCGGAAGCCGCGATAAAATTCCAGTCGGCGACAGGTGTCGCGGCGGACGAGACGGTCAAGAACTTCGAGCGCATCGCCAAGGACCCGGTCGCGGAAATTCTGAAGCTCAACGAGTCGATGAATTTTCTGACGGCGACGACCTACGAGAACATCAGGTCGCTGCAGGAGCAGGGCAAAACGCAGGATGCAGCGGCGGTCGCTACGGCGGCCTATGAAGACGGGCTGAACCGCACCTCGACATCGATCAAGAACAACCTCGGCACACTGGAGTCCGCATGGGCTGGCGTCATGTCCGCCGCAAAACTGGCATGGGACGCCGCGCTCAATGTCGGCCGGGAGGACACGCTCGACCAGCAGATCAAGAAACTGGACGAGCAGCTCGATGCAATTGCGGCCAATGCCGCGAAACGCAACCAGCGTAACGCCAAAGGCCAGCTCGTCGACCCGATGAGCAACCTGACCCCAGATGACTCGTTCCGCAAGGAAGCGCTCGAGCGAGAAAAAACTGACAAGCTTGTTCAGAAGGCTGAAGAGGATCGTCGGGCCGCTTCGAAAGGGTTTGCGCAGCAACAACAGCAGCAGGCGCTGGACGATCAGCTCAAGCTGGACAAACTCCGCAAGGAAACGGAGAGCAACGCCGACAAGCGCGCCCGGGAGCTCGCCGACTACCGGCTGCTGGTGGAACGACGGATCGTCCAGGCTCGCAAGACCGGCGACAAATCCCTGGTGCTCTCGCCAGATCAGCAGGCGAAGGACATCGCCGCAATCAACGAAAAGTACAAGGACCCCAAGGCTCCGAAGACGCCGCAGTATCGAGAGGATGCCGGCACCAAGGCGTTGGACGCGGCACGGCAGCAATATGCAGCGCTTAAACAGCAGAGCGCACTGATCGGCGACCAGAACGCAGCCAGTCAGACCCTCGGCGCCAATGCGAAGAAGTTGGTCGAGTGGGAGCAGCAGCTCGCCGATATCAAGAACAAGAAGACGCTGACGGCTGATCAAAAATCGCTGCTGGCCAGCTCGGACCTCTACACCGCCCAACTCAAGCGAAACGCCGCGCTCGAGGCGGAGAACACGCTGCGCGAAAAGGCGCTGGACACCCAGCGAAAGCTCGCTGCTTTCGACGAGAACTTGCGCAACCAGCTCAGCAGCGCGCAGCAGGGCCTGGACAACAACCTTGCCGGCGCCGGTCTGGGCGATGTTCAAAGGCAGCGGCTGCAGGAACAGCGAAACATCCAGCAGTCCTATCAGTCGCAGCTCGACAAGCTGACCTCCGACTACAACAAGAGCAACAAGGACCAGTTCAGCACCGAGCTCTACGACAAGGAAACGGCATCGCTGAAAAGCGCGCTGGATCAGCGCCTGGCGATGCAACGGCAATATTACGTCGACGTGGACAAGGCCCAGAGCGATTGGACCGTCGGAGCCTCGTCTGCGTACCAGGACTATCTGCAAAGCGCCAAGGACGTCGCGGGCCAGACCAAGAGCCTGTTTACCGGAGTGTTCAGCGGCCTTGAGGATTCGGTCGTGAACTTCGCCATGACCGGTAAAGCCTCGATCGCCGATTTCACCAAATCGGTTCTGGCTGACTTGGCCCGGATCGCCGCGCGGCAGGCCGTTGCATCAGGAAGCAGCGCACTCCTTGGGCTGGCGACGACTGCAGCTACCACGTACTTCGGTGGCGGGTCTTCTGGCTCGACTCAGACCGGGTATACAGGCGCCGCTTACCAGAGCTGGCTCTCCGCGCAGCACTGGGATGGCGGCTACACCGGCGACGGCGGGAAATACGAGCCGATGGGTGTCGTTCACGGCGGAGAGGTCGTTATCCGCAAGGAAGTGGTTCAGCAGCCCGGGATGCGTCAGTACCTCGAGCGCCTGAACAAGTCCGGGAAGCCGGGTTACGCGGACGGTGGCTATGTAGGCCTGGCTTCGGGCGGGTCTGCGGCCACTGGCCCGGCCAACGCCGCCGGATCTGTAGTCATTCAACAGAACTTTACAGTGCCCAGCGCGGCAAACGACTCGTCGGCGAAAGACATGCAGGCGGTCGGGCAGGCTTATGCCGATACCGCAAAACGCGGCGCTCAGCAGGCGATCGCTGAAGAGCTTCGGCCAGGCGGGGCAATTTGGAGGACCATCAATGGCCGTTGAGACATTCACCTGGTGTCCGAAACTGGAGACGACCAGCGCGCCCGAATACCGGACCAGATCGAGCAAATTCGGCAACGGTTACGAGCAGGTGGTCGGCGACGGGCCTAACAACAAAGTCGATGTGTGGCCTCTGACATTCGTTGTGCGCGAGGCCGTTGCGCTTGAGATTAAAGCGTTTCTTGATCGGCACGCCGGGTTCAAGTCGTTCTTCTGGACGCCACCACTCGGCGAGATGAGCTTCTACCGGGCATCAGCCCCCACTGTCTCGCCGAATGGCGCAGGCTTTTACACCCTGACAACCACGTTCACCCAGTCATTCATCCCATAGGTAAAACATGCCGCTGATCAACGATATACAGGTGCTCGAACCTGGGAGTGAAGTGCTGCTGTTTGAATTGGATGGGTCTGATTTCGGCGCGGATGTGTTGCGGTTTCACGGTCACTCCATCCCGTACACAGCCGCCGAGTTGATCGCTGCTGGCGCCGATGCCGATCAGCTGCTTGCAAAAGCGATCTGGTGGCGGGGGGAGGAATACGGCGCCTGGCCGATGCAGATCGACGGCATCGAGGCGACCGGCGACGGTACGGCTGTGCGGCCGACGCTGTCTGTGGGCAACGTCAACGGCCGTATCACCGCGTTGTGTCTAGCGTTTGAAGACCTGCTGGATTTCAAGCTGACGATGCGGCACACGCTGGGCACGTATCTCGATGCCGAGAACTTCCCCGCCGGCAACCCCGACGCGGATCCCTCGCAGGAGACGATCGAGGTCTGGTTTCTGGACCAAAAGACATCGGAGAACGGGTCGAGCGTGTCGTGGGAGTTGGCGAGCCCGGGCGATGTGGGTGGTGAATCCATCGGGCGGCAGATGACGACGCTGTGCCACTGGTGCCTGACTAGTGGGTACCGCGGCCCCAACTGCAATTACACCGGCCCATACCGGGACAAGGATGGAAACCTCACCGACGATCCAGAGAAGGACGAGTGCGACGCGACTCTGGGGCGTGGTTGTGTGCCTCGCTTCGGTGAGGGCAACCCCTTGCCGTTTGGCGGCTTCCCTGCCGTTTCTCTAATCGCCAGGAGCTGACCATGCTGAAACATATTCTCAAGGCGGTTCAGGCGCACGCCGCCACCGATTACCCTCGCGAGTGTTGCGGTCTGCTGATCAGCATCGGGCGAAAACAGCAGTACATCCCGTGCACGAACACTGCGGCTGATCCAAATGAAGAGTTTCGGATCTCGCCGGAGGATTACGCCGCGGCAGAGGACCTGGGCGAGGTGATCGGCATCGTCCACTCGCATCCGGACGCCACGAGCAGGCCTTCGCCGCGCGATCTGGCGATGTGCGAGGCGACGGAGTTACCCTGGCACATCCTCAGCTGGCCTGAAGGTGATCTGCGAACCATCGTTCCCACCGGCAACACGCCGCTGCTCTGGCGTCCCTTTGTGCACGGTGCCTGGGATTGCTGGCAGGTCTGCGCTGATTGGTACAAGCGCGAATGGGGGCTGGAGTTCGAAGCCTTCAAGCGTGAGGACGGTTGGTGGGAGCAGGCCGACAGCCCGAGCCTATACGAGCAGGCGTACAAGTCGGCTGGGTTTGAGCGTGTCGGCACACCGCAGCGGGGGGACATGGTTGTCATGGAAGTCGGGCGCACGAAACATCCGAACCACGCTGGCATTTACCTCGGCGCAGATCCGATCTTGCCCAGCGAGCCGGCTGCCGTGCACGGCGCTGGGCCTTTCCTGCTCCACCACCTGTACGGCAGGCCATCGGAGATCATCATCTTCGGCGGCCCATGGCACGACAGAACACGCCTGATCCTCAGGCATAAGGACGCAAAACAGTGAACGGCCCATCCGCGGTAGAGGTTTATGAAAAAAAGTCATGAAGAGAAATCGGCTGAAGGAGCTAAGGCTTTGTTGACACGCAACAAGCCTTCGCTAGCAGATTACGCAGTCGCCGCACAAGTCATTGCTACCGCACTTTACCTTCAGACGCAGCGATGAAGCTGTGGATTGTCTTGTCGTAGATATCCTGATTAAGTTTGTTATTGCTTTGCTGAATATCTTGCACCTTTTGCACATGCCGCTTTAACGCTTCGTCCGTCAGCGCTCCCGATTCGGCCAGGGCGCTGATCAGGGCTAGTAGTGCGTCTTGCGTTGCCATAGATGCTGCTGCTTGTGCATGTTCATAACTCATATAGACCTCCTAGGTCATATTGCCCCGGTCCATGGGCTTGCAGGCAACGGCCCGGAGCGATTCGCTGAAGGCGCAAAGCTACTACGGAGGGATCCGATTCGGTTACTGAGCGTTTGTCCAGCGGTGGATGTTCGAACAGGACCTTGCTGTAAAGCTTGCTTAGCTTTATAGCTGTGGTATCAATGGGCAGAACTCTGATGGAACAAAAGGATGACGCAATGGACTTAGAAGCGGTAAAAGATCTGCGAGTGGCATTTGTCAGCTTTACCCAGGATGATTTTGACTGTTTGGTAAGCGAATCCTTTTTGCTACTGCCCAGAATGGCGCTCAGTGACATCACCGATCTGGACTTTGTGGTTATGCACTACGGACACACTCCCTATTGGGTTGCCAAGATAGAGGAGGTTGCCTACCTTAAAAGTGCGGGAAACACTGTGCAGATCAGATGCTCTGAAGTTCGCAATGTCTGGGATAGTGAAGCAGCAAAGGCTGAGCTTAAAAAGGTTTATCGTAATTTCGACGGTTCGCGGCCTTCAGTCGTTGCTTGCTCGTCAAATCAATTCTTTGCCCTCGGCACTACGGTGCAAATGAAGGTAAAAGCACCTGGGCTTGGCGGGTTGAGCTTGAAAAGAGCGATCGCGGAGATTGCAGACACTTACGGCGTTCTGTCGTCTCAAGTTGAGATCAGTATCACCGCTGTCGAGCGAGATTATTTGAGTCAAACCTGAGCCCAACCCAGCGTTGGACTTTTTGCATCAAGCCGCCAGTGCTACCCTCGGCCCTTCTTAAATGAGGGACCATTATGCGAATTTTGGTTGTAGCGCTGGCAGCTGCTGCCCTGCTGGCTGCCTGTTCCAGTCCATCAGACCTGATGTCGTCGCCAGCAAATTTAACCGTTACCACTTCGAAATCGGCAAAAGCCTATGCGTTATGTGTGTTTCCAGAATGGCAAGAACACAGCACCGCGGCGGTCATGAGCGAAACCGCCAAAGGCTATAGGATCGTGAACGGCTTCGGCCAACAAACGGACGATGTTCTCGACATCACAACTACCCAGGCTGGCGCTGTCGGAAAGCTCTATCAGCGGGTTGCCTGGTCTCAACTCGGGCGATCATCGCTGAGGGATTCCATGCAGAAGTGCAGATAATTAGAAGCCGCCATTAGGCGGCTTTCTTTTGCGAGGTGAAAATGCAGGCTGCTCCTTTACTCTCCCCAGGACTGGTCAACATCAAGTTGTCCGGATCTCTGGCATCTAAATTTGGTAGGAATCATCCGAAGCAGATCGATTCCGGAAGTACGCGAGAGGTACTGAAATCGCTTAGCTGCACGATCGAGGGGTTCGACCGCGAGGTGAAGAGGCTGGATGCGCTCGGCATGCGGTTCGCCGTTTTTCGAAATGGTAGAAACGTTGGTGAGTCAGCTTTCGAACTTGGTGGCACAAGAGAAATCAGGATTGTCCCAGTAGTTGGCGGCAGCAAGCGTGGCGGGGTGCTGCAAACTGTGCTCGGTGTTGTCTTGTTGGTCATCTCGGCCGTGTTTCCTGCCACATCCCCTTATCTTGCGCCGGCAGGTATTGGTCTTGTCGCGGGCGGGGTTATTCAGATGCTGAGCCCACAAGCTTCTGGTTTAAAGCAAAGCGCTTCACCCGACAACTTGCCTTCCTACGCATTTGGTAGTGCCAAGAACACGACTGCCAGCGGCAACCCTGTTGCGATCTGTATCGGCGAACGTCGGTGGGGCGGCGCGATCATCTCGGCATCGATTCTCGCTGAAGACAAAACCTGATTTTGAACTGGAATACCTGACCGCCGATTGGCGGTTTTTTTATGCCTGGAGGAAAGCATGGGCGCAGCTGAGCAAGTGGACATCCGGGGCGCCAAAGGCGGCAGCAGCAGCCCGAAAACGCCGACGGAGGCAACCGACAGCCTGCGTTCCACCAACTTGGCCAAGATCCTTATCGCGGTGGGCGAGGGGGAGTTTGAAGGCGTGCCCACGGCCGCCGACATCTTCCTGGATAACACGCCGATCAACGACGCCGGCGGCAACGTCAATTTCCCGAACGTTAAGTGGGAGTGGCGCTCCGGCTCCGTTGAGCAGGATTACATCCCGGGTATCCCGTCGGTCGAGAACGAAACCACCATCAATGTCGAGCTGCGCAGCGACAGCCCGTGGATTCGCTCGATCACCAACATCCAGCTTTCGGCCGTGCGTGTTCGCCTCGCTTGGCCAGCCCTCCAGCGGCAGGATGATGAGGGCAATGTCGGCGGGTACCGGATCGATTATGCCGTTGACCTGGCCACGGACGGCGGCGCGTACGTACAGGTGCTGGCCGAGGCCGTGGACGGAAAGACCACGACCCGTTATGAGCGCTCCCGCCGTATTGATCTGCCCCCGGCGACTTCCGGCTGGCAGATCCGGGTGCGCCGCCTCACAGCGAACCAGAACACCAACAAGATCGCCGACACGATGCTCGTCGCCGGGCTGACTGAGGTGATCGACGAGAAGCTCCGCTACCCGAACACCGCGCTGCTGTACGTCGAATTCGACGCTGAGCAGTTCAGCAACATCCCGGCCGTGACCATCAAGTGCAAGGGCCGCAAGTGGCAGGTCCCAAGCAACTACGACCCGGTCGCACGCTCCTACACCGGCGTTTGGGATGGCACCTTTAAGCAGGCCTGGACCAACAACCCTGCGTGGGTCACCTACGGCATCTGCACGGTAGATCGCTTCGGACTTGGCAAGCGCATCAAGCCGTACATGGTCGACAAGTGGGAGCTGTACCGGATCGCTCAGTATTGCGATCAACTGGTGTCGGACGGCATCGGCGGGCAGGAGCCCCGCTTTCTCTGCGACATGAACCTCCAGGGCAAGGCAGATGCCTGGACGCTGCTGCGCGACATCTCAGCGATTTACCGGGGCATGACTTATTGGGCGCAGGGCCAGCTCGTGATGCAGGCGGACATGCCGCGCGCGCAGGATTTCGACTACGTGTTCACCCGGGCGAACGTGATTGGCGGGGAAATGAACTACGGCAGCGCCTCCGCAAAGACACGCTACACCCGCGCAATCGTCAGCTACGACAACCCGGCCAACAACTACGACACCGACGTGACCGCCTATTCGGACTTGGCGCTGCAGCGTCGTTTCGACGACAGACCCACCGAGATCAGCGCGATCGGGTGCACCCGCGCCTCCGAAGCTCAGCGCCGCGGGAAGTGGGTGGTGATGAGCAACAACCAGGACCGGACCGTCACGTTCAAGACCGGCATGGAGGGCGCGATACCGCTGCCGGGCTACATCATCCCGGTGGCCGACTCGCTGCTCGCCGGTCGCGAGGTTGGCGGCCGTATATCTGCCGCTGCTGGCCGCGTGGTGACGTTGGACCGGGACACGATGGCCAAGGCCGGCGACCGGCTGATCGTCAACCTGCCAAGCGGCCAAGCGCAAGCTCGCACTGTGCAGTCGGTGAATGGTCGAGCGATCACGGTCACCACGGCGTACAGCCAAACCCCAGGCCCAGAGCTGCAGTGGGCGCTCGACGCCGACGATCTGGCCATTCCGCTGTTCCGTGTTTTGAGCACCAAACGGACGACTGAAGGCGACTACGAGATCTCGGCGCTGCAATATGAGCCGAGCAAGTTTGCCTACATCGACACCGGCGCTCGCCTTGAGGAGCGGCCGATCAGTGTGATTCCGCTGACGGTCGTTCCGGCGCCGGCCAGCGTGACGCTGACCTCGACCACTGCGATCGCGCAGGGCCTGGCTGTCACCACCATGACGATCGCCTGGCCGGCGGTGAATGGCGCGGTGGGCTATGACGTCGAATGGCGAAAGGACAACGGCAATTGGATCAAGGTGCAGCGCACCGGCGCAAACAGCGTCGATATCGCGGGCATCTATTCCGGCGCGTACCTGGCGCGCGTTCGGGCTGTCAGTGCCTACGACATTTCGTCGGTATGGCGCAGCTCGATCCTGACCCAGCTCAACGGGAAGGAGGGCCTGCCGCCGGCGGTGACATCGCTGACGGCTACCGCGCTGATCTTCGGCATACACCTCAAGTGGACTTTCCCACCAGGTGCGACAGATACCCAGCGCACGGAGATCTGGTACGGCCCGACCACGGACCTGGCTGCGGCCACCAAGCTCAGCGACCTGGCTTACCCGCAGTCCGAGTACAACATGCAGGGCCTTCTGGCTGGCGTGACGTTCTTCTTCTGGGCGCGACTGGTCGACCGCACGGGCAACATCGGCCCGTGGTACCCGACCGGCCTCGGTGTGATGGGGCAGACGAGCTCCGAAGCCGGTCCGATCCTCGACATGATCGCGGGCCAGATCGGCGAGACTGAGCTGGGTCAGGATCTCCTGGCCAAGATCGAGAAGATCGACGACCTGCAGGACCAGATCGACGCGCTCGATGGCCTGTCCGCTTACAAGGGGGATCAGGCCTACCTCAGCGGTCAAATGGTTGTCGGCGGCGGAAGGATTTATCAGGCGACTCAGAACGTGCCGATCAATACCCCGCCGCCGAACATTGCTCACTGGCTGGATGTCGGCCAGGTCGTGCAGACGGCGAACGGACTGGCGCAGCAAGTCGCGAGCAACAAGGCCGACATCACCGAGCTCGACGGCGCGGTCACTGCGCAGGCCAGCAGTGTGCAGGCGCTCAGGGCATCGGTTCGCGATGACAATGGGGAGGGCGAGCTTGCTGATGCGCTGAAGGGCTGGAGCAGCACGGCCAGCATCGTCACGGAATCGCAGGTGCGGGCGACCGAGAACGAGGCCACAGCCAGGACTGTGACGCAGCTAACCGCAACGGTTGGCGACAACGTTGCCCAAGTTACAGATCTCCGCCAGGTGGTGAGCAACAATCAGTCCTCGACCGCCACCGCTATTTCGCAGCTCTCGACAGCGGTGGGTAACAACGCTGCAGCTGTTCAGCAAACGAGCCAGGCCGTAACAACTTTGGATGGCAAGGTTTCAGCCTCATACACCGTGAAGCTCCAAGTCAACTCCAACGGACAGTATGTGATGGCAGGTATCGGAGTGGGCATCGAGAACACCGGTGCCGGACTTCAAAGCCAAATCCTGATGTCGGCCGATCGCTTCGCCTTGGTGAACACGTTGGCAGGTGGGGCGATTTCGACCCCATTTGTGTCGCAGGGCGGCCAGCTGTTCCTGGGCCCAACCTTTATTCAGGATGGCACGATCACCAACGCCAAGATCGGCAGCTATATCAGCTCCACCAACTACATTGCCGGTCAGAGCGGGTGGATTCTGAACAAGGACGGTACTCTCGAAATTAACGGTGCAGTAGCCGGCGGCGGGCGTCTGGTCATCACGAACCGTTCTGTGCGCGTCTATGACGCCAACAACGTGAAGCGCGTGCAATTGGGAGACCTTACTGAATGAGTTTTGGGATGGAGGTTTTCGACGGTGCAGGCGCAAAGACGTTGGGGATGGACGACTTCACCATCCAACGCCTGGCCTCGTTCGTGGTGCCTGGGTCAAAGACCTCGGGCACCGGAGTGAGAACAGACAGCTTGGTTTACGACATCCCGGGCTACAACCCGGCAACCTGCTTTGTGATGATCACCCCGCGGGTCTACGCAAACTACCCGCAGCCAGGTTACGACGACAATTGGGGATACACCCCAACGTACAAAGATCTGGGCGGCACTCAGATCGGCATCATCCGCTACATGAATTACCGGCAGCCCACCGGCGTTGGGGGTAACCAGCGAGACGCCTGGATAGAGAAAACGGTGGAGTGCGTTGTTGAAGTTGTGAGGGTGATCTGATGGCGGACTATGGCCTTTCAGTAACCAACAACGGCGGCTCGGTCATCATCAGCAACACTTACAAGACCATGGTCTTTTCCGAGCGCGGATCATTCAGGATTACTTCCTCATTCACTGATAAAGGCGGGCAGGGCTCCTACGTATTTGCCAAGCCGATCCGAACTCAGGAACCGCCGCAGATTTTCTTCGGAAACTTGAACGGCGTTCACCCCAAGGTCAGCGTCTACCTCACGCTGCTGGGCGGTCCGGGTAATTGGACGGGGTTTGTAGCGAACTCGGCTATCGGCGGTGGCAATCAACTGCAGAACACCTACGTCGAGTTCGTGGCGTGCAAGTACTCGGATTCCCCGAATCAAAACCGCTTCGGCATGAACCAGTGGGACGCCAGCGGCAACATCATTTTTAACTCCGATGATCGGATCATCCGCTACACAAAGTTCGCGAAGAACTGGAGCTTCGTTACCGGCCAGACAGTCTTCACCTATCGCAGCAACCTGGCGTTGGACGCTGATGACTTTGTTTGCATATCCGCTTTCGACCGAGGCGTTACTTGGTTCATCGGATTCAACTTCGCCGGTATGACCATCCTCGACAATGGCGTGCCGGTGCTGGATATCACCGTCAACGTGCCCGGCGGAGGTAACTCTTACCCCTACGGCGCCAACACCAGCTTCTGCGTCCCGGTGTGTAAGTTTCCTGCCGCCAGGTATCACAACTGAAATCACGGCCTTGAGGTCGCCGTCTCGGCAACTTTGCTCTGCGCTGAACACTAATTAATTTGGAGATATGTGATGCCCTGGTACAAAGCCGGGACGGTTTCCGTCGGCCAAAATTCCAACGCTGTCACCGGCAGCAATACTTCGTTCATCGCCAACAGCCGGGTAGGGGACGCATTCCTCGGTCCGGACGGTCGCTGGTACGAAGTGACCAACATTGCCAGCGATACAGCGATGGCGATCTCCCCGAACTACCTTGGCGCCACAACCAACGCAGGCACCTACGCGGTGGCGCCGATGCAGGGTTACGTCAAAGACTCGGCCGACGCATTGCGAGCCCTCGTGAACCAGTTCGGCACGAAGCTCGCAGCTTTGGGCACCACCGGCAATTACGACACCTTGCCGGTGACGAAGGGCGGCACCGGGATGACAACGGCTGCAGGTGCATTGGCGGCGCTCGGCGCAGCTGGCTTAGGAGTGAACAATAATTCCGCGGGTACGTTTTTCTCTTCTGGTGAGCCGCCAGGAATCGCAAACATAAGTTCATCCGGGAAAGATGGGAGAACAGCATTACGTATTTCTAACGGCGCAAATGCCGGCGCGTCCTCCGTCATTACCTTTATCAGAGATGCGTCATATGCGATTCACTTCGGCCTGGATACCGACAACAAACTAAAAGTTGGCGGCTTCTCAATGGGGGCGGTTGCTCGCACCCTATACCACGAAGGAAACGCGGTCGGTACTGTCTCGCAATCCGGCGGGATTCCTACCGGTGCAATCGTCGAAGAAGGCACAAACGGCAACGGTACCTTCACGAAATACCTTAACGGCACGATGATCTGCCGGCACGGGATCGCCTACCCGTCCTTGCCGCCGGGATCCGCGGCGGCAGCGGCGTGGTCCTTTCCGTCGCCGTTCACCGCCCAGCCCATCTGCGTTCCTGCCGCGGGGTCTGTAGGTGGCAATGGGGGGTTCCTAAACGCTGCCCAGGACAGCGCTGGTAGCGGGAGCAGCACGACAATTGCCGTCGGCAACTCACACCCCTCAGCGACTGTCGGCACCCCGTATGTCCATGTAATCGCTATAGGCAGGTGGTTCTAATGATTATCAAGCTTTCCCCCCAGCGCCGAGACGACTTGCTGGAAGTCGTCAAAACCGGGCAGGTCCTGAATATCAACGGCGAAGAATTCGATTTCTCCGCGATTCCTGATGGTGCCACCTTACCGCGCTCTGCGATCCATTCAGAGTGGTTCGCGGGCGACGTGGAAATGATCTCCGGTGATTTGGTGGTCACGCTGCTGTTTCCCAACCCGGCTAATTACAGCCCGGCGCAGGCATTCCCGGTTGATCTGGTCGGCGTGCCGGACGGCCCAGTTGCATTCCCACAACCGCTTGCGGCTCCCCCAAGCCCAGAGGCATTCCCAGAATGAGCAATATCGACTGGTCCAAGCTCATCACCAAAGAGATGAAGGAAACGCAGCGGGTTATTGCGCTGATGGGCGAAGTGATCGCCGAGCAAATCAGGCGCAAGAAGATCGCCGACGATGCCATTCAGCCGCTTCAGGATGATCACGATACCGGTGACGCGGACGATGACGGCGAGGCGCTTCTGATCGCTTGGAAAAGATACCGTTCGGCGCTGGCAAAAATTCAGCTACAGCCCGGATACCCCACGACTGTCGACTGGCCAGTGCCTCCGACCTGAGCACCCTGAGCTTTACCGCAACCCGCCATCGAGCGGGATTTTTTTTGCCTGGAGAAATGTGATGACCGTGACCGAACAAGATCGCGATGTGCTGGCGCGCACGCTGTGGGGCGAAGCGCGAGGCGAGGGACTGGCCGGGATGGTGGCCGTGGCCTGGACGATCCGCAACCGCGTGGACGATGGCAAGGACAAGTCGTGGTGGGGCGAGGGCTACGCCGGCGTATGCCAGAAGCCGTACCAGTTCAGCTGCTGGAACCGCAACGACCCGAACTATCAGTTCCTGAGCGGCGCACGGGCGATTCCGTTCCGCGAGCTGGCGCAGTGCCGAATTGCTGCTGACCAGGTGATTGACGGCAAGGTGGCGGATCCCACCGGTGGGGCAACTCACTATTACGCGACCACCATGCCCAAGGCGCCGGACTGGGCGGCGAAGGCAAAGCGGACGCTGAAGCTAGGCAATCACGTTTTCTTCCGCGACGTCCCCTGAGGAGCGATCTGTGCAGACGACAACAAAAGAAGAGTCCTACGATCGCGCCATGCGCGTGACGCTGGCAGTAAAGGCGAACGGCGGCTCTGTCGCAATTCAGATCAAAACAGCCGACAGCTGGCTGACGTCCGACACGCTCTGGAATGATGGGGCATATCCACTCAACATCCCGCGTGCGACGGTGCGCTTCGTGCCCGCGAACGGTGCTGCCTTCGAGGTGTTCGCATGACCTTGCTCGCCGAGGCGCTGCCGACCCGCCGCCGCATCCGTCGTGGCTTAGGCTTGCTGGGCGACAGCTTCAGCGCGAACTGCCACACGATCGATCCGAAAGCCTTCGGTACCGAAGCGTATGGATACGCCGGCGCGATTGCGGCAAAGACGGGCCTGTTCCCGAGCTACCTGGACAATCAGGGCAAGGTAGGCGACCACTCGGGGCAGTTCATGCCACGGCTGCCGTCCTGCCTGACATCCGCGACTGCCGATTTGTGGATGCTGCTGTCGCGCACGAACGACAGCACGACGCCGGGCATGACGCTTGCCGACAGCAAGGCCAACGTGATGAAGGCCATCACGGCGTTCCAGAACACGCCCGGCAAGTACCTGATCGTGGGCACCGGTACTCCGCGCTTCGGCGCCAAGGCGCTGACCGGTCAAGCGCTGGCGGACGCGATAGCCTACAAAGACTGGGTGCTGGGCTTCGTCCGGCAGTTCGTGCCTGTGGTCAATATCTGGGACGGTTTCACCGAGGACATGACTGTCGAAGGCCTGCACCCGAACCTGCTGGGCGCGGATTTCATCCAGTCGCGGTGTGTGCCGATCATCAACGCCAACTTTGAATTCTTCGGCGTACCGCTGCCGACCGATGCTGCCGACCTGTACTCGGCCATCCGCCCGTTCGGCTGCTTGAACCTGAACCCACTAATGACCGGCACCGGCGGTACCTTGCCGGCTGGCGTAAACGCCGTGGCCGGGTCGGTACTGGCTGATAGCTACAAAGCGGCAGGCTCGGGCTTGGCTGGCGTTACCACGCGCTGGTACAAAGAGCAGGGCCAGTACGGTGAAGTGCAGTGTATCGAGCTGAACGGCAACATGACGGCGGCAGGCGGCTATATCTACGTCCAGCCCTCGGCCAACGTCACATTGGACAACCTGCTCGCGGGTGATTTGGTCGAGATGGTTTCAGCGGTGGAAATCGCTGGTACATCCCGGGCGATTCTTGGCTGGGAAGCCGAACTGATCTTCACGAAGCCAGTGTCGAGCACCTCCACCACCACCACCATCTACTACCGCTCGATGGACAAATACCAGGAGCCTTTCACGCTGCCGGCGAACTGGAGAGGTGCGCTGGAAACTCAGAGGGCCGCTGTTGACAAGACCGAAGCCGTCGTGAGTGCGCGGATGGGCCTGTACCTGGCCGCTGGCGTCAATCTGGATGGCGTGCGGGTGAAAGTCGGGCAGTTCGGGGTCAGGAAAGTCTAGCGGAGCGCGCAAGTATGGAGCGGGAGCCCGCCAGATGGAGGTAAGCGGGTCTGCCGGGCTAGGCCTCGCGTTGATGAAGCCTTTCAACAGCGTAGATGACGTAGAACGCAAAAGCCCGGCGCTAGGCCGGGCTTCGGTCAGTGGGCATGCCTGCGTAACGGATGGACATCCACTTTAGCAGCTGTCGTCATATAGACCGCAGAGGGTGAGGGAATGGATCTTAACCGATTGGCGAAAAGCCCCAACAACATGGCTACAGATGCCAGAACAAAGAACACCAAGAAGCATGCAGCGCCGGTTATCGGGTTGCGGAACATATACATCTTCATCGATTCGTCGATGATGCGGTCCTTTTCCTTGCCACCTTCAGAGGTCAAAGGGCGATTGAACAGCGTTCCACCTAGAATTACAGGAATGGCAAGGATGGTCATCAGCGGTAAAAAGCCCCAGCTGGTCGCAAATCGGTAGAAAAATGTAGCAGCGTCTTTGTCCTTCTCGCTGACGCCTTTCTTTTCGAAATATTCGACCAGCAGGCCAGCAGCGTTTTCCCTGTGGACGAGTGATCGACGACGGCAAACAATCCAATAAACCACTATTAGCGCCGCGGAAGCGAACGTAATCAGGGTGTGGGTCATTTTTTCGGTCCTCCTAAGATTTTCTTCGCGCCTTTCTTGGCAGACTTTCTGGCGTCTATGACACGCAGCGTCGCGTTTTTCTCCTTGGTGCTGATGCCGAGGTAGCGGCAAATCAGCCAAAAGAATGGTAATAAAAAAACCAGTATCACGACAGTATCGGCCACGAACGGCGATTTTGCAGCAACAGTCGTATAGAGATTTGTAACCGAGTCGATTATGGATGCCACGCCATCGACCCAAGACGAGGTTTCCTTTTCTGAGCTTGCCAT